GTATTAGCAGATCTGCAAAGTTAGCAGCAAGTCCTGCTACTTGTGTGCTTGATAGACCCATTCGTTTAGAGACATTGTCAGCCCAATCGTTGACCATGCCTACTTGATCACCAAAGACAATATTAATCTTGTTTTCTACAAGTTCAAGATTTGCTGCCATGTCAAATACTTTTTTGGTTACAAGCCCTATACCGACAGCTGCACCAGCTACAGCAGTACCCATAACAGCAAAACGTTTTGCTGAGGTAAGCAGGTTTTTATTAAGCCCACCTGTTGTGCCTTTTAATTTATTCAGTTGTGCATCAGCATTCGCCGTATCAGTGACTATTCTGATTTCAACTTCATTTGCCATCTTTTACTCCTACATGTAAGATTGCTAGCATTCGCAACAGTTCCATGTCTTCTTCAAGCACTTGACTTGGAAGACATGAATACCGCCGACACAATCCATCAATTATCTCAGCTCGAGTTAACTCGTTTGGCTTGCTTGTTCCGTCCCCAACGTGTTGCCACTTGGCGATTCGGTTGAGGAGGTCATTTTTCCCGAGCTTATTTGTTCTGTCCAAGAATTCATTAATGTTATTGCAATAGCTGGTGGTATCTCCATCATGCCTTCACCAGTTGCTGGAATTGCTTTACCACTATCATTTTCAAAGTTCCACGACTCTAGAATCTCTTCGCCAAACGTTTTATAAGCAGACTCAAGGCTTGCATTATCTGACGCTAGATCTTGCAGACTAAAAAAGGTTTTCATCTTCACATCTAATCGACATGTCGCCTCTGCACCTTCATAATCTGCAAGTTCTATCACTAACTTCCTATTGGGTATCTTAAATCCCATAATTTTCTCCTCTGTTTACATTAACTATTAACTAGTCGAATACACTGGAACCGTACCGTCTTGTAACTGAAGCACTGCATTCCATGTAAGCGATCCATCGCTTCCTCGGCTGATATTATAATTTGCCACTAAACATTCCATGCTTATTTGTGGATCCGACGATCCAGAGACATACAAAACTATTGTTGTCGTGCGGACTCCCGTGCGCGTCTTAAAGACATCGTGTGCTAAATTAGAAGCGCTATCGAAAAATCCATTTAACGTGATCGTCCCGTCACCAAGGCCAATAATGCGTTCGAAAGCTGATTTCGATACTCCAGTTACGTCTAATAAATTTTGAGGGAGGGAAATGTCGAAGTCCCCCACATCTATTGAAATATCTTTTAAACTTCCTGCACTATTATCTACGCTCACAGTGGCTGCTAAGCCAGATGTTTTTGCCATTATTTACTCCTTTCAAAAAGTATTAATTATTTCCTATGGAACGACATTTGGCATTTTGCGTTTGTGCCGCTTAAGGTATATTGCACCCTCACATATCTGTTGACAGTACCTTCCATGCTGACTATCTCAGCGGTTGGCGTATTCGCAGATATTGTTGAGAATGTAATGATATCTGACCAGCTACCGCCGTCAGATGAATGTTGTATCTTCGCAACTAATGAAGATACAGAAGCGCCGGATACAAATTGCAAACATGCAACTGATCCAGCAGCAGAACTAGCTGATTGATCTACAGTTGTTCCGTTTGTTGTACTTGTGTAGGTCGTTGCGCCAGCATCAAGCATCACACCAAAGTTGATGCCGTCAAAACCTGAGACAGATGCAGTTGATGCAAAACTTGCGTTTGCAGCTAATGCATTGCCTGGTTGATTAACAACATTATAATTTTGTTGCTTTGTATTTAAAAATATTGATGGTTCACCTATTGCAGTTCCTAATAAATACGTCACAGCTCTGTCAGTTGTCGGTAATTTATTAGAGCTTAAATAAGCTGCATGTGATTTTTCTGAACCTGCATCGAACCAGCCATTTATATCAAGCATTGCATCCACTCGTCCTGCAACGCGCTCCGTTGCTGAGACGTTTATGCCTGTGGTATCGAGTACCTCTTGCGTGTATCCAGCTTGACTAACAGTCGATGCATCTGTAGAAATGTCAAACCCCTGCACAAATAGAGCTTGACCTAGCCCACTTGTTTTCATTATTTACCTCCTTTGGCTTTAATTGCTCCAACGCTGATAAGACCTTCCCAGTCAAACGTAATCGGTGCATTTGTAATTGTTTCCCCTGCGTCATAATGCACTGATTTCGAATTTTCACTCGAATCAATGTCAATCCCCGTTGTTGCAACATATTGTTTACTTGCATCATATTTTTTCTTTGCCATAATTTTCCTTTCTATGGAGTAATAGTACTTTCTGAATAGACTGACACTACGAAGGGTATGGTCACAATCTTAAATGTGTTGCCACTCATCTCTATATAGCCTGTCGTGGCAGTGCCTGGTATGGAATACTGACAGTTGCCAGATAGCAATGCGTCACTGGCAAGTTTCTTTTTTATATTGACGATAGCGTTGTAGACCTCCAGCTCTAATGCTTCTTTTAGATCTTGTGGTTGTTGCAGATGCCAATAACATCTGATTAAAAAGGTGACATTCGTTGACCTGTCACCTAACGTCTCAAAGTCTTGACTCTGATCAGCAAGCCAAAAGCTAAAGGTAGGTGTTGCATTAATGGTTAATGGCTCACCACGAATCACAGCCTGCGGTGTCGGGTCTGTGACTGCTGAGAGCAATGTATCAATCGTATCTAGGACACCAGAGGTACTCATTTATTTACCCTTCAATGCTTTAACTATTTCTTTTGTCATAATTCGTTGCACCAGATCTGTTCTGGTCAGTTTTTTGTAGGTGTCACGAAACATATGATAGCCACGGAATCTCGTCTGTCTGCCACTGCGGATGCCTGTCTCTACCCAATAGACGTACGGGATGCCAGTAGATTTAATCTCACCTTTTAATGTTTTGCCTGTTGCATCAGTTAGTTTGCCGAGTATTGAACGAGATAATGCTCCTGTTAAAAAGCCATGACCTGGATAGAGTTGTTCTTGCACGTTCTTTTGGCCTTCTAACAGCACATTGACCATGCCTCGTTGCACACCGAGTTGTAACGATCGATTTTCAAATAACGGTCCTTTCACTGTAAATTTTACTGTAGACATTAGAACACCATGCTGTTCTGTTTGTTATAGACTGCATATTTGTCAAGCTCTTTCATAATGAGCTTTGATTCTCGTGTTGGAATCGTTGTTTGCATCTCACCAGATCCGAGATCCCTATTAAGACCAAGATCTCTTTCTCGATATCGCACACGAGCTAACTCAGCACAAGTCTGAATCACGTCAGTTGGAAATACTTGCGATGTAATATTTTTTGATGTAGTGTGACTTGCATCAGTCGTTCCATGAATTCCTCTGACACACGTAATTGTGTTACTCGATATTGATTCAACATACATCAGCTCATTTTCTATTTTAATTACCATTCCCTCAGAAATATTAGCTGCTGAAGTCACATCGATAGCAACTTCGCCAGCATCTAAAGCTTCATTAGTTGTGGTGATAGTAGCTGATTCAGTATTTTGCCATCCCCAGACACCATCGATTACAAAAGTCTGTTGTCCGCCATTAAAAGACTTAGTGCTTTCAGTCGACTGTTTCAATCCAGTCGAAGGAGATGCATCATAGGGCAGTAGAAGGTAATCATTTGATAAACCAGATGTCCAAGTTTCTGAACTAGTTCTGGCTGTGCCTTCATAACTGGTAATACTTGTCACACTGCTTAACCAGTACGGAAATGGTAATTCTGCTATTCTTGAAGCAGACTGCGTAAAATTATTGACTATTGTTGGATATAAAGGTCGAACATCATCAATTAATGAACCTGAACCTATATCAAAGCTGATTGCATTTGATATGGGCCCCCAGGTATTGTAACTGCAATAGGCTTCCATTTCTGAAGATACTGAACGTAATATTCGACGTAATTCTGTCTTATCATTCGTCCAACTAGAACTATAACCAGAACCTGCTAAATAGTTCTTAAACTGGTCAACGTCAGCGTACGTATAATATGATTGATATTCTCGAACCACTATCTACTCCTATTTGTTCTCTGTAACTTTTGATGCGTCCTTTTTAGCAGCAGTTTTTACTTCTTTAAATGCATACGCATATTCCTTTAAGATTGCTGCTGATACATCGTACGTCTCACCAGAATTAAAGGTTTCTCCACCTTCTATTCCGATTGGCTCTATACAAATTGCCTTTGGCATAATTATTTTCCTTTCTAAAGTGGGACTAATCTACAGAGGATGATTAGCCCCGATTTTTGTGTACTTATTATTGCTAATAAGCCTCTATACACATCGCTACTTATGCAGCTCGTAGAATCTTGAAACCATCTCTGACGAATTGTCCATCAGATCGGACATTCGCGAAAAACGCTGTCTGCCCATTGGGTTGATAGACGGAGTCATTTCGAGAAATTGAAAATCCAGCGCGGTTGAAAATATAATATGACTTCATATTTCCAGCAATTCCAACTTTCTCGGTACTCGTAATAGTTGCACCAAGTCCTGAACCAGTGTTGTCATTTGCTACAACAGCTCGACCCATTAAAAAAGCATCTGGGGCTGACACAAGTGAATCTATAGCATGTACACCAGCAGCTGTTGAACCAATACTTGCAATTAATGCAAGAATAGCAGAAGGGAATATCCATCTAAAATCGTCAGCTTCGCGGTATTGCCCTGGAACCGAATAGAAACCGCCTGTTATATCCGCTGCCACGATTGAAGTTGCATTCGCCATTGTATAGAACTGAGTAGCATCTCCTGCATAATCCGTACCACCAACTATGCCCATGTATTTACCTGAGCCATTACCACCAGTAATCATTGTATCTTGCAAGCGACCCCAAGCCTGTGCGAATATCTCAGACAATACGCCTGGAAGATTCGGTACAGAGTTGTCTAACAATTCGTCAGATACTCTGGTCATACCTGAGAACTTGTCGATTGAGAATGCAATTTGTCCAATTGTTGGTGTTTGCTCCACACCAGTATAGGCACCCTCTTCTGCCAGGTTCGCCATGACTACTGAATTTGTGGTAGGAAGGTAACCATCTTTTGAATTTACCGTGAAAACTGAACAAGAGCTTTGTAAATTGCCACCAAGAGTACCACGAATCAGAACATTCTGATCAATGAATTCCTCTGGAACCATATAGCCTCCTTCTGCGTCCACTCCTTGCTCCATAGCTTTGCGCTCATCAGCAGATGATTCTCTAAAGAATGCATCTTGTGACTTTGCAGTAAACCATTTCGCAAATGTTGCAGTTTGAAATGCTGCTTCATCTTTGAGGTTCTGCCCCATTTTATCTCTAATCCAACTGACTTGGCTCATTGCTGGAAGTGATTTATTCCAACCAGATGGCTTGTAGTCAGAATCAACGTGACCACGGTAGTTGCCGTCAGATCGCTTTTCGTTGAGTGCGTCTTCTGCGACATCTGTTGATGCGACAGGGACTCGGTTACGAGGTGTGCGCTCTGCGGTTTGTGCTTTAACGAGGCGACCTTCCAGATCTGCCTCTTTTTCTGCCAAAGTTTGTAGATGTTCTACTTCTTCGATATACTTTTCAGCTGTTTCGACATTGCCTTCTTCAAGTTGTGCTTTTGCAAGCTCACGAAGGGCATCTGCTTTGGCAAACTTATCTTGAGTTTCCATTATGTGAAATCCTTTCGAATATTTTTAATTAATTTGTCTCTTACTTCAGTCACTGCAATTCGTTGTTGCAATTTGGAAGTAAGGTCAGCAGATCTTTTTTCATCTGCCCCTATATCGGCGAGCTGGCTATTGTGGTCAGTCTGGTCGATTTTCTCAGTTGTTGTGTCGTCGGCATATTGCCTGTAACGACGGTCTCTGCGATCTCTTCGTCGCTTATCGTCATCATCATTGTCATCAGCAGCTTTTAAGTCTGGTACATCTAAACCAGCTGCTTCCATGTGCCTTGCAAGATGCCTGTAGACACCTCGCCTGTCTGCATCTGGAATCGTTGTGCCTCCTCTGGCACCATTAAGCGCTGCTATCCCTGCACTTAATGCTCGTATGTTTGCTGCACCTGCTGTGCCATCATTGTTTTCATGGTGTGGAAATTTGTAACTACTTTTCACATCAGGGTCACCTTCTGTATCAACATAGGCAAAGAACTGACGCAGTTGTGCTGGTGATGTGTCATCAGGAATGCTTTGTACAACGCCTGGACCACTCCACGCAACATCTGTCGTTGCTGTTTCTTTATATGGTATTGCTCGTTTTGCTTCTTCTAGTTCTACTTGCTTTGCTGATATCGTGCCTGTCATCGGCGACGCACCTTTGACGACTGATGAGACTTCAATCCAATCAACTTCCATGATCTTACGTATTGTCTTGACACCATCACGGACAAACTCAGCAGCTTTCTCAGGTATGTTAAAGCCAACAGAATATTCTTTAATGTATTGCCCTTTGATGTTACTGAAGGCATCACGTCCTGCTTGTGTCTCAAGATTAAACTTCATGAGGTTCCATAGCTTTGCAACACCTTCTTCTTGAGGTATGACTTTTGCATCAATTACTTTGCCAATGACTTGGCTTGGGTCATGAGAATGTAAGACTGATATCGGTAGGTTGTGTTGTATTGAGTTGTCAAATGCCGTTGTCTCAATCACATCCATATCTGCATCTTCAACTCCCATGGTGTTGACAAATGCCTGAACAATTCCTTGCTCTTCGTCAACTACTTTCAGCTCTGATAATTCAGAGGTTTTGCGTACTAATTCAGTCATTGTAATGTCTCCTTTTCAAATACTGATATTTCTTCTTGGTTGTATACTTCCATAGGCTTGTAGGCATTACAGACGTAATTGTCCTGCACGTTTGCATCCCATTTTTCACAATATCCACCTGATACTTCTGTGAGTGCAACATAGAACCCACAGTTACTACAGGCATCTTCACCATCAGCTAGTCTGTAATTATCTGGTAATGCTTTGAGGTTGATATAATCGTCTTTGTTTTCTGTTGCTATTTCACCAGCGACGACATCAATGCCACCAGGTGGTGCATAATTCGGTAACGGTATCCATGTCAACCGCCCATTAATATGATCAACGATGTTTGCGTGTTGATTCCATGTATAGATCTGACCATTTCTTTGAGCACACGTATAGCCAAATGGATCACCTGGAGGGACATACGTATCACTAGGACTGCCGTCAGGATCAACAGCACGGAAATATTGAACCCCTGCCTTGTCATAATACAAGTCT